CTATGGACCAATTAAAAATCTAATTGTGACTATCGGTGGTTCTGGTTATGATGTTGTCAACCCACCTAGACTTACTATTAGAGACAATATTGGTGTAGGAGCTACAGGTGTTGTCGCCGTTGAAGGTTCATTAGAAAGAATTGATATTGTAGATCAAGGTTTTGACTTCTTGGAAACTCCTACAATATCAATTACCGGTGGTAATCCAATTAGACCTGCAAAGGCTGAAACTTCATTGGTTGACATTTTATATTCTGTCAACATTAATACTGAATTCAATGGTAATGTCAACATTGGAAGTAATACTATTGGGTTCTCATCATTCCATAAGTTTTCACAGAACGAGAAAATCGTTTATGACTCAAAAGAAATGAGAGCTATTGGTGGACTGTCCACTAATACAACTTACTTTGCTAACGTAATTGATAACTTTACGATATCTCTCCACACTAATGAAAAAGATTCTCAGTTAGGTATCAATACGATTACCTTCAATAATACATTTGGAGTGGGAACTCAATCTTTGCATTCGGCAGAAACCAAAAAGATTGTAAGTAATATTGTTGTAACTGATTCTGGTGAAGGATACAAGAATAAAAAGAGATCAATTGTTGGTGTAGTTACTGCTACAGATTCATTCAAGATTGATAATCATGGTTTTGAGACGGGTGAAATAATTCAGTATACCTCAGGATCAACTGCAGTGCAAGGGATTTTGGAGAATACAAATTACCTTGTAATCAAGATTGATTCAGACAATTTCCGTCTCAGTGAATCCAAATCTGAATTTGATAATGGTGTATATGTTGATGTTAAGGGAGTGGGTAATGGTACTTTCAATTATGAACCAATCACTGTTAATATCAGTGGTATAACTAGAATTACTGAACGAAATGGTCAAGACTTCCAATGTAAGATACAACCTGCGTTCCGAGGTTCTATTGATTCCATTGACATTACCAATCGTGGTTCTCAGTATGGTTCTGCAGAAATTATCAATCTGAACAGAGAACCTGAAATTTTATTTGAGGGTGGGCAACAAGCTCAAATCAAACCTGTTATCAACAACGGTCGATTTGTCGATATCATCATTGATAACGCAGGAAGAGAATATATTTCTCCACCAGATCTGATAATCATTGGAAGTGGTAAGTATGCAAAACTCACTCCCATTGTCGAAAATGGAAAACTTGTAGATGTAAAGATCATAAACCCTGGTATTGGTTATGTCGATGGTCAAACTTCTATTGCAATTGCCAATCCTGGTAAAGGATGCGTCGTAGAGTCAAAAATCAATGAGTGGAGTATTAACCTTTTTGAAAGAAACAGTGAGTTTGTCAATAATGACGATGGATTTGTTGATGAGAATCTTGCTGGTGATAAAACAGAATATTGTCACCTATACACACCGAGAGAACTTAGAGAGTCAACTTATGTTCTAAAGAGCAATGGTGATTCATTCTATGGTATTGCTGACTTAGAGAGATCTAATGGCATTGAGGTATCTAACAGTCACCACTCACCAATCATTGGTTGGGCATATGATGGAACTCCAATCTACGGTCCTTATGGGTATTCCACTCCTGAGGGTGGTGTAATCAAACAGATGAGAAGTGGTTATGAGTTGAATGTCAACCTTACCAATAGACCCTCTCCTAGTATATACCCACAAGGATTCTTTATTGAAGATTTTCAGTTCACTGGTGTCGGTGACCTAGATGTTCATAATGGTAGGTTCTGTGTTACTCCAGACTATCCTGAAGGGGTCTATGCGTACTTTACGACGTTAGAACCAAATGTTGAGGCTCAAGGTCCATTTAGGAACTATAAAAAACCACAGTTCCCATATATTATTGGAGATACATTTCATTCCAAGAGAATCGAGTTTAACTATAGTATAGAATCAAACCAAACAGACTATGACATTCAAAAAAATGAGTGGTTCAGAAATACAAGGTCATATAATACTAATAACCTCTATAGTGGATATGATTACATCTTTAATTCTAACAAAATTAAAAGACAAACCATAGACGTAACAGGTGCTCAACCTGGATCTATCAGTGGTGTTGGTATCTTCACTGGTGGTAGAAACTATCAGGTTAATGAAAGAGTTATCTTTGATAATAAACAATCAGGTGGTAAAGGTGCTCAGGCAAGAGTCAGTTATGTAAATGGTAAAGAAATAAACACTGTAAGTATTGCTACTACGCTAACTCCAAACGTTGAGTTTATCAAATACCTTGGTCTCCAACAGTTTATTGGTTTCAGCTCACAACCACACAACTATCAGGACCAAGAATTAGTCAATGTCAGTGGTCTCTCCAACTACTACAAAGGTTTTGATGGACCATATAATGTTGGAGTAAGATCAGAAACTTTTGTTACCATTCTTGGTATTGGGACAGCAGCTGCAACTGGTATTGCCACATACTTATATGTTGGTGGGGCTTTAGAGTTTCCTTTTATTAGACCAAATGATATTCTGGGTATTGGAACAGAAAAAGTCAAAGTTCTCAATATTGAAGAAGAAAGTCAAAGAATTCGTGTTCTCAGAGAACAGGAATCGACAGTAGGTCTTGCTTATTCAACAGGTCAAATTCTGATTGGTGATCCAAGAAAGTTCACTATCAATGTTGGAACTCTAACGACAGATAAGTCATTCAGAGTGAATGAAGAATTGTACTTTGATCCTCCAGAGGCAGTCGGTATCGGAACGACCACTGGCAACGGTGTAGGAACCCCTGTAACGTTCAGAAACCCAGGTGTAGGGGCAACTACCCTATTCATTGAACCACAGTCAATCTACTACAAAAATCATGGTCTGAAACTGAATGACAAGGTTGTTTATTCATTGAATGGTGGAACATCAATCGGTGTTTACAATGGTATCTCTGATGCCAACCTTACCGATTATAGTGAACTATATGTAGCTCCATTAACTAACAATTTCATCGGTATCTCGTCGCACAAAGTTGGTATGACAACCACTGGTACCTATGTTGGTATCGGAACTACAACCGGTCTCTTATTTTTCAGAGATACTGGAACAGGTGATCATCATAGTTTCAAGACGGTAAGATCTGATATTCTAAGAACTCAGGTAAGTCGTAACATTGTTACTGTTTCAACTGCAACTACACATGGACTGAGACCAAATAATAATGTAAGAGTCAATATCAAACCAACTGATACCCAAACAGTTGATGTAAGATTTAATAAATTTAATAGAAGAATTGTATTCAATCCTGTTGGTTTTACCTCTGAAAATGTTGACACCACACTCAATACATTGTATATCTCTAACCATGAGTTCTCTCTTGGTGATAAAGTAGTTCACCAATCTTCATCTCCTGCAGGGGGTTTGGTGAACGAGAAGATGTACTATGTGATTCCTTATAGTAGAGATGAAATCAGACTGGTAGAAGATAGGTACCAGATCAATGAAGAGGAACCAATCTTTGTAGGTATTACAAGTACAGGTCTTGGCGGCACTATCTCCAAGATAAACCCCCTTACTAAGACTAGAAAAAATAATAATCTTAAGTTTGATCTTTCGGATTCTTCACTCTCATTTCTCTCAAATGGTGTGAAGTATCCAGCATTCAAGATGTTTGTGTATCTTGATCAAAATTTTAATAAAGAATTTGTCACTACTGGAACTAAGACAAATAATAAATTTGAAGTGTCTCGTAGTGGATCAGTTGGTATCACATCTGATGCTAACCTGACCATTGAAATTACTGACGACATACCTTCCAAACTTTATTACAAGTTTGACGCAACCAATATCGATATTATTGATATTAATCAGAGGGGTCTTATTCTTGACACTGAGGTTTCGACATATAATCAGATCAATATTGAGAAGAGTGGGTATGATGGGATCCAAAGACTAATTGGTGCTAGTGGAACTTCATTCACATATGAGTTAAATTCTGTTCCAGAGTCTCTGTTATACAATAGTAAAAATTCAATCCCCACATACGATACTGATTCCAAATCAGTCTTTGGATCAATCTCTAATATTGAGATGATCAGCAATGGTAGTGGATATACAAAACTTCCTTATGTCAGAGGAGTTAATAGTGGTATTGGAACTAATGCCATTTTGGATGCGCAGACTAAAGATATTGGTAAGATTCTGAATCATCGTTTTGATTCTGACAATATTGGTTTTGATTATCCAACTGACAAAACATTAAGACCTGTGGCTAATCTTCCAGAGATTCTGGAAATGGAGTCGCTAACATCCTTTGAATCTATTGGTATCACTTCGTTTGGTAGAAACTACCTTCATCCAGCAAAACTAGTAGTTATTGATGGATACACTAATAAAGTTATTCCTGAGGTAGATCTGAGATATCAGATTGGTGACACAACGGTTAAGATTTTGAACAACACTACAGGAATGTATGATGTTATGCCAAGAATCATCCCAACACTGAATACGAATGGTGTTGGTATCTCATCAATCATATTTGATTCAACAACTAAGATTGTAAGACTTCTTCTCAATCAATCATTCCAGGATGAAAGAGACTTTCCATTTGATGTTGGTGGTAACATCCTTATTGAGAATATAAGTGTTGGTACCAATACTGCAGCAAAGGGATATAACTCTTCGGTATATGAATATACTTTGTTCCCAGTAACTGCGATATTTCCACAGTATGGGGGTATTGGAGCTTACATTGAGTATAGCCTCAAAGATCACCTTAAAGATGGTGAGTTTCCAGGAAAAGTAGAACCACTGACTACACTTGGTCAGGTTGTTGCTGAAAATGATTTCCCAACCTTTACTGCTAAACTGACCACTAATGACTACTTTGATGGTGAAGGGGTAATCAACGGTGAAAATACCGGTACGGTTGAATCCTGGACATCAAGTCTTGATCAATTGAAAGTGGATACCCCTAAGGACTTCAAAGTGGGTACGGTTGTAAGAGGTGAGAGTTCTAATACTCAAGCTGTTGTTATGAAGAAGTATGAGTTTAATGCAGAAATTACAACTGGTGTTGGTGCTACTATTATTCATGGTTGGCAAGATAACGTCGGTTTCTTAAATGATAACCTACAGGTTATTCCTAATAACGAATACTATCAGAACTTCTCATATTCACTATCAAGTAAAGTTCCGTATGATCAGTGGAATGATCCAGTAAGTAATCTAGGTCATACTGCCGGTTTTGCTAAGTTTGCTGATTATCAGTTAGAAAGTAAAGAAACTAGTCCTGGTAAAGGTATCATTCAACCAGAAGATGCAAATATTGAGGTTGTTATTGATATTATCGGAGAAGGTGATCTGAATTGTTATTATAACTTTGATTTTGTATCAGAAGGAACACAGTATATGAATGGTGTTCTTGCATCTAATGAAATCTTCTTTGAGAATAGACTCCTTACAGATTACTTCCAGTCAGTTGGTAACAGAGTTCTTTCAATCGATGATGTTAGTGATCAGTTCAATAGTAATGAAAGAATTGAGAAGTTCTCTAAGGTTGATGATTTTGAAAATAACTTCATTCTGAATAAAATCTTTACGTTTGTTAAGGATGATGTATATACAAATGAGAGACAGTTCTCCGTTGTCAATATGCTCCATAATGGTATTATTGGTTACTCTAATGAGTATGGTACAATTTCAACTTATCCATTACTTGGTTTCTATGATTATATTCAATCTGGTACTGGTTGGAGTCTGACATTTAATCCAATTAAATTCCAATATAACGCATACCAAACTGCAACAGTGGCTATCAGTCTTCTCGATGGTGTGGCTGGTGTGGGATCTACTGCTCTTGGTGATGTCTTGAGTATAGAGAGTGATCAAGTAAATATTAATTTTGGATCTACTACAACAATCGCTTCTTTCCCAGTATCTAACAGAGCAGCTAAACTTTGTGTTTTGGCAAAGGGTACATCTGGAACTCATTCCGGTCAGTATTCCGCATCAGATATTAATATTGTCCATGACGGAACTACTGTATCAATGGTTGAGTATGGTGAGATAGAGACTAGCTTTAACAACTTAAACAGTGGTTTTGGAACATATAGTTCTTATATTGATGGTGGTCTTGTTAAGATTGATTATCATCCAAGTTCTTCTGGCAGCATTCAACATCAGTCTCAGATGACAGTGTTCTCTGGAGTTGGTACGAGTACTGATGATCATACATTGAGAACTGGTAGAATAAAATCTTCTTATACTTCTATCGCATCTTCTGGGTCACCGTCACCAGTAGCAATCTCCTCTTATACTGATCCATATTCAGCAAACTACAGTATTATAGTTGTAGAAGACACTACAAATAATGACTTTGAGATGTTTGAGTTGGGTATGTGCAACTCAACATGGAATGAAGTTCTCACCGATTGGGCTTACACTAGGACTTCTGGTACTCTTGGACAGGTTGGTGTAACATCAACAACAACTAAGAATATCACATTCACCCCGAATCCAGGTATAGATGTTAAAGTCAGAACCTTTGGTATTGATTTGATGCTCTATCCCGGTCTCATTAATGAGACTGAACTTAAGATGAACAACCTTGAGATTACAACAGGTGCTGGCGGTTATCGTGGAACTAAACTTGATCTTAAGTCTCAATTTGGTCTAAAACATAAAGGACTTGATATCTTCAGAAGAGTAATTGATGGTAGCGACACTGGTACTGTTGTCACTACATCTGACACAGTCACTATCCCAAACCACTTCTTCGTTACTGGTGAAAAACTTATCTATTCTAACGATGGAGATGGCACATCTGAATCAATCAGTATCTCACCCACAGTAATTTCTGGTGTAACTACTGATAAGTTACCTGAAACACTATATGCTATAAAGGTTGATGAGGGTAAAGTGAGGTTCGCTGCTACTGCAGAAGATGCACTGGCATTAACACCAATATCTCTTGACATTACTGGTGTTGGTATTGGGAATTCACATGTCTTTACATCCACCAACCAGAACGCTAAGGCTTTGATAGCTGTTGATAATATGATTCAATCACCTATTACAGAGACATCTATTAGAACGGATTTGAATCAGGATATCATCTTTGATACAGTCTTTGATGTTACTGGTATCACATCGTTTGCAAGTGGTGATATTGTCAGAATCGATGACGAATATATGATTGCAGATGCTGTTGGTATTGCTGGTTCAACTAGATTTGGTGTTAGAAGAGCACAACTCGGTACTGGAATTGGTCTTCATACAACGGGATCAACAATTACCAAGATCACTGGTAGTTACAACATCACTGGTAGCACTGTCAACTTCTCTTCATCTCCATATGGTAAGACACCATTGAGTACAACGGCTACAGCTGATCCAGACTCTAGAGATTGGACTGGTATCACTACTAGTTCTAGTTTCCAGGGCAGAACTTTCATGAGAAGATCTGGTCTTGGTAGGACTGAAGATACCTACTCAAATAACTATGTCTTCGATGATATCTCAAATAAGTTTAATGGTATTGGTACAGTATTCACTCTCCAAAATAATGGTAACAATACTACTGGATACTCTACTGATAATGGTATTATCCTTCTGAATAATATCTTCCAGGTTCCAAAAGGAGCACAAGCTGGTGATGGAACGTATCATATGGAAGAGAGTGTAGGTGTTACCTCTATTTCATTCACTGGTGTAGGTATTGCCGCAACAAATGGTTATGATCCAAACTCTGGTGATGTCCCTATTGGTGGATTAATCATCTCTGTTGGGTCTGAATCTGGATTTGGTTATCAACCTCTCGTATCAGCTGGTGGAACAGTTACAGTTTCTGCAACTGGTTCAATCACTAATGTTAGCATCGCCAATAGTGGTTCTGGTTATAGAGCTGGAATCCAAACAGTAGTTAATGTTGGTGTCCAAACTGATGGGGAACCAAATCTTCAGTTTATTGGAACAGCAGCTATTAGTGGTGGTAATATTGTTAGTGTTAATATTACAAATCCTGGTAGTGGTTATACTTCTACTAACCCACCATCTGTAGTGTTTGACGAACCACTTTCATACTCCAATATTCCTGTCGAGTACAGTGGTGGTGTTGGAGCTGGAAAGAGTGCAACAGTTAATATTGTTGTTGGTCAAGGGTCTAGTGTTATTGACTTTGAATTTAAATATGGTGGATATGGTTATGGCGAGGGTGAAGTTCTTACCGTACCAGTTGGTGGTCCTACAGGTATTCCCACAGATCCATCACTTGCATTTGAAGAATTCCAAATTACTATCGATGAGATCTTTACTGATAAGTTCAATGGAATATCTATTGGACAACTTCAAGTTCTTGATAAGTTTGATAATCTATTTAATGGTTCAGATAAGAACTTTAGACTTCTTGTTGATGGAGAACCTGTTTCCATTCAAGCGGCTAAGGGTTCAAACATTGAAGTTGACCAGACACTTCTGATTTTCCTCAATGATATTCTTCAGGAACCCGGTAAATCTTATATCTTTAACGGTGGATCAACTATTGAGTTTGCAGAATCACCCAAGGTTGGTGATACTTCTAAAGTTTTGTTCTATAAGGGTAGTGGAGACATTGATGTCGTCTTTACTAATGTACCTGAGACGGTGAAGGTTGGCGATACACTTGATATTAATAATCTCCCACCTGATCAAACAATCATCTTTGACCAAGAACCAAGAACAGTAACTGGTATCAATACTCTAGATTCTGTTCAGACGGTCACCTATTTAAATCCTGGTATTACTAGTGATAGAAGTGTTCTCAGACCAGTAACATGGTGTAAACAGACTTCGGATAAGATTATTAATGGTAAACCTATTGGTAAGAGTAGGGTTAAGTATGAACCATTTGTTCAACCAACTTCTTACTTAATTCAACCAGTTGGTTTAGGTTCTACAGAAGCCTATGTTGATAATGTCAGACCTCTGTTTGATTCAAATAATGAAAGTCAAATTAGAAGTTTCCAGAGAGAAATTACACTCATTTCACAAGATAATATTGTGGGGGCTTCTGGAACAGCTATTGTATCTACATCTGGCACAATTACCAGTATCTCAATAACTAACTCTGGGGTTGGTTACACTGTAGCACCTTCGGTGACTATTGGTTCTTATAGTGGTGTTTCTGAATCAACAGCAACGGCTGCCATTTCAGGTGGTCAAGTAACATCAGTTACTATTACCGATGGTGGTAGTGGATACTCTGATGTTCCAGTTGTTCTCTTTGAACAACCAAAACTCATTCAAGAGAAGATTGATGTTTCTTCTTATGAGGGTGATTATGGAACCCTTGTTGGTTTTGGTACCACAACTGTTGGTAGTGAAACTAGAATTATCTTTGACTTTTTCATTGATTCACAATCATTCTTGAGAGATACAAAATATGTTGGTACGGCTATCACAGTCAGTGGAATCTCAACTGGTGACTTCTTCACCATATACAACAGTAACATTGGGGATGAGACATTTGTTTCAATGTCTAATGATAACACAACAATTGTTGGCATTACAACCATTAACATTGATGGTGTCTGGTGTGTCAAAGATGCTCAAACATTGACAACTAATGTCATTGGTATTGGTAACACAGTAGTGAGAAGAGTATTCTGTAACATCTCTGGTCTCAGTACAATATCATTCTCATCTAGTCTCCTGACATTTGATTCAACACTCTTTACATATGATTCGCAGGAGATTGAAGTGTTCACTGGTGGTATTTCATCTTCCTTTAGTTTTGGTAAGTTTAGCTGGGGTAAAATTAATTTTGAACCTAGAATATCAAGTAGGGAGTTTAATTCTTATAATAATAATGGTTATGTTGGTATTTCGTCAGCTGGTCTTGTTCAAAGAACAAATCCATTGAAGTTTGTTAATTACATCTAAATATAAAAAGGTAATCAAAGAAAAATGTCTAGACTAGGAATATCTACAGGAACAACTCCTAATGATGGTACTGGGGATAGTTTACTCTCAGGAGCAACTAAAATCAATAGCAACTTTGATGAGTTGTATAATCTTCTTGGAGATGGAACAACCCTTTCTGGTATTGTTACTTCTTTAACTGCTGGTGACAATATATCATTAAGTGGTTCAACTGGTAATGTAACCATTACTGGACAAGCATCTGGTGCTAATGTAACAATTTCTGATAATCCACCATCAAGTCCCAACTCAGGTGATTTATGGTGGGAGAGTGATGCTGGTAGATTAAAAGTTTATTACTCCAATGTCTGGGTAGATTCTAACCCTGCTGGTGGAAACTCAGGTGGTGGAGGAGGAGGAGGTATTTCTGGAATCAATATTCAAGATGAAGGTTCTGTACTATCCACAACTGCAACTGCACTGAATTTTGTTGGTAATGGTGTAGTTGCATCAGGAACAGGTGCCACTAAAACTATTACCGTAAGTGGAGGTGGTTCTGGTATTGATGTTCAAGATGAAGGTTCTGCACTATCCACAACTGCAACCACATTAAATTTTGTTGGTGGTGGTGTAGTTGCGTCAGGAACTGGAGCAACCAAAACAATCACTATATCTGGTGGAGGTAGTGGAGTAGGTACTGAGAATGTAAGAACAGATTCTTTGGTTGTTTCTGGTGTAACTACTTGTACTGGTGGAATTATAGTTCCTAATAATCAACCAGTAACAATTGGCGATATTACAATTGAAAACAGGACATCACCTGCTACTGGTTCTCTCATTGAAACTGGTAGTGATTTATTGTTAAGTCAAACCAGGTTGCTTGTTAATAATCAGCCTAATGACGCAAACATGATTATTGCCACACAAGATGCGTCAGTAGAACTTTACTACGATGGCTCCAAGAAACTTGAAACCTCTGGTGTTGGTGTAACTATTACTGGTAGTAAATCATTCTTCACTAGTGCAGAATCGAATAACCCTGCAACTCTTCAAATTGAAACTGGTTCTGCTGGTGTAGGCGCCTCAATCAGGTCTTCAAGCAGTCTTGAGTTAGTTACGAATGGAAGTGCATTTTCAGTAAATCTTGATAATACTTCTGCAATTCTTGCTGGTGGTACAGGTGTTTCTCAATATGTTTCACTATATGGTCAAGGATCAGAAAAACTAATTACCACTCCAGCTGGCGTTCGGGTGGGAGCAGGTTTGAATCTGCAGTATCAAAATAATGCTTCAACAATATTGCATAATAGTACCTTAGGACAGTTTAATATTCAAAGTGTTAGTGGTGTCAATATTAAACCTGGACCTAGCCATTTTTCAGTCTATTCTAGTGATGATGTATTGAGATTTAAAGTAATACCCGATGGTGGTAACATTTATGGTAATCTTAATGTTGGTCTTGCCACCGTGGTTGGTGCTGCTACATCTAACAACACTGTCAATACACCAGCTCTGACACTATCACACAATAATCCAACAGTTGTTAGTACAGCAGGAACCACTGGACAATTTAAACAAATTGGTGGTCAACCATATTATTATGATGGAACTACTTGGAGAGCACTATTCCTATCAGAGGCTCCATTAACTGTCAATCAGGCAGATAGTGATTGGGATAATACGATGATTCGTATGAATTTCGATCAGGCAAACATTGGTGCCGTTACCAACTTAAAGGATGGACGAACCCCATCCGTTGGTCTAGTTGATGTAGTCTCATCACCTGTAAAGTATGGAACAAAATCTGCAAGATTCCAAGCCAATAATAGTGGTATAAACTTCACACAGGATAATTCAGGATCCGTATATTATCCTTTTGAGGGTGCTTGGACACTTGAAGGATGGTTCTATTTCAATTCTTCTGCACTTCCATCAAATACTAATATTAGCAATTCTCCGGTATTATTTGCAAATTATCATCCAAATACTAGCACCAGTTACAACTGGAAGATTGGATATTATCGCGGCAGTGGTGTCGGTGGTGATTACAACTTCTATTGGTATAATAGAAATAGTTCCGCTACTGGAAGTGGTCAGGCTGGAAATAGTGGTACTGGATTTTTATTGGCCCAGCTGGGGGAAGCGCAATTTGCTGATAATGCATGGCACCATTTCGCTATTGTAAGAGAACCTGGAAATGGTTCAATTCACTTCTATTTTGATGGTTATGAACAAACTAAAACTAGTAGTGATCAATTAATTGATAATGAGATTTATGATACAGCCGGTCATTATTTCAATATTGGTCACTATGGTCAGCAGGGCCAGGCAGGTCAATTTGACGGTAATATTGATGATGTTAGAATTTCCAAATCAGCAAGATATACAACCAATTTCACTCCACCGGCTTCAGCTCTTCCAATCACTGGTTCTACAACAACAGTTTATGAACCAGCTGATAGTAAGGTAGGTGAGATTTCTCTTGGTAGTTCACCAGTATGGACTGGAACTCCTGGAGTTACTGCCTCACAAGTGGCTGCTGGTCAATACAGAGCGACATTTGCTACTCCGTATTCCAACGTTACAGATTATGTTATACAAACCAGTATGAATGATTATACACCTGCAACAACTCCTATTAGCATAGGTGTTAGTAGATTTACTACACACGCTGATTTCTTTATAAGAAGAGTGAGTGATGGTGCTAATATTGATACAGGTAGTTTGGCAATTGATCTCTTCAAAAAGTAATAAATACCTCTAAGGGTTAGACTATTCATATGGCTATTTCATTTCCATCCAATCCTACAGTTGGGCAACAATACACTGCAGCAAGTATTACTTGGGAGTGGAATGGATCTTCATGGGAATCTCTTCCTCCCAGTCCTGGTATCGGACTTACAAATCTATCTGTAACACAAAGTGCTGTAGGGACTGCAGCACTTTCTTACGACAACTCAAGTGGTGTCTTTTCTTATACACCACCAGATCTTTCTAATTATCTAACGGCAGAATCAGACACTCTCTCATCTGTAACTTCAAGAGGATCTACTACATCTGAAACTATTAGTTTTAGTGCTAGTAAGGGTATCTCAATGGATACTGCTTCTAATAATCCATTTCAAATTTATGGATCTAGTAATCAAAAAGCATATATTTCTCACGCTCAAAATGGTGGTGCAGGAGGTGCTGGTGATTTAGTTGTTATAGCTAAAAATGGACTGCATGTATATGGTGGCACCTCAGAAAACACGGCTAATCTTGGTCTTCAGGTTACATCTGGAACTTCTAATCTTTTTTATCAAGGTAATTCAAAACTAACCACTACTAATAATGGTATTAACGTAACGGGTCATACTGAGACTGATACCTTAAATGTTTCTGGAATGACTACATTTACCATGGGTTATTATGGATCTGGAAGTGAAATTCGTTTCCTTAGTGATACAAATCCTGGTGGTAGTCTATCAATTTCTCATCCCTCAGGTAATCCTTATGGCGTCTACATGAGATTTAGCAGTCATGATGGTGATACTGCCACCATTGAGACTGATTCAAATTCCAACATGACTATTGATGCTGGTGCTAATGTACATTTAAGGGTAAACGGTGATAGTGTTCTTTCTGGTACAGAAAATTCTACAACAAGACTTTATTATTCTAATAGTGAAAAGCTACAAACCACTACTAGTGGTATTCAAGTAACTGGTGGTGTTCAAGTTGGATCTGGTCAATCCTTTGGTTCAAATACTGGATCTGCTGCGGTATATTATGGTGATGGATCTAATCTTACTGGTGTTGGTGGTGGTGGTGCATCATCAATAAATGGTTTGACCGATGTGACCATAACTTCTCCTTCTTCTGGTCAGGTTCTTAAGTATAATGGTAGTGTGTGGGTTAATGATACCGATGCTACTGGTGGAGGGGGAGGTGGTTCATTGTCTAGCAGATCTACTGTTAGTGGAACCACAGGAGTTGTTGGAGCAGCTAGCACAACCAACTTAAGTATAACTGGATTTAAATCCTATGGACTTCTTAAAATTGGCACTAGTGCTGCTTCTTGGGTGAGGTTGTATGTTGACGATGCATCCAGAACTTCAGATGCTAACAGATCTTACCTAGAAGATCCACTTCCAGGGTCAGGTTTAATTGCGGAAGTTCGTTCAGTATCTAGTGGATCAAATGATTTCATAATGACTCCTGGTATTATTGGGTGGAATAACGATAGCACCCCTGGAAGTACAATTTACTTATCAGTAACAAATAATGAAACTGGTGCATCATCAGTTACTGTTGATTTAACTGTAGTTAAGCTGGAGAACTAATGAACGAATACATAGTAACCTGCAAAAACAGAGAAGACTTGGTTAGTTTATATGATGATCTAGAAACTCCTGGAGGATCCCTTTATATTCCTGACAGGGCAGTTGATCTTGTCAATAGAAGGGAGATAAGTCGTAACACCCACTATACATTGTCTGAAGAGGAAGCAATAGAGGTTAGGAAAGACCCTAGAGTGCTTGCTTGTGAGCGTCCAGCAGAGGATAGAGGTATTGTACCTGATTACTTATGGGACCAGACTGGAGATTTTAACAAAACAGAAGGAACATTTTATAGTAATGATAAAAATTGGGGACTTTATAGAGTAATTGAAGGTGATAGTATTTCTAACTGGGGTAGTAATTCAACATCTAGAATAACAAATAAATCTATAGCAACAGATGTATCAGGAAAAAATGTAGATGTTGTAATTGTCGATGGACACGTCAATCCAAATCATGTAGAATTTGCTGTTAACTCTAATGGAACTGGTGGAAGTAGAGTTAACCAATTCAATTGGTATCAATACAATTCAGTATTAGGATATGGAGCTAACGGTACTTACACTTATAGTACCAGTGGATCTTCGCCAAATACTAACCATGGTACTCATGTGGCAGGAACTGTTGCTGGCAATACACAAGGATGGGCAAGAGATGCTAACATTTACAATATGGCCTTCTCTGACTCTTTATCTGGATCATCTTCTTGGTCTGAAAAGTTGTGGGATTATTTGAGACATTTTCATAAAAATAAACCAATCAATCCAGAAACTGGCAGAAGAAATCCAACAATCACTAATCATAGTTGGGGTTATAGTCGTGGAAATTATAGTGCTTATTATTCAAATATTTCATCAGTAACTTATAGGGGGACAACTACTTCTGTTAGTGGAACTAGTTCTCAAAGGAAAGCAATATTAGAATCCAATGGCTGTCCTTGTACATATAGTTCTTTCTTGTTTAGGGTTCCAGTTAGGATTACAGCAGTAGATGCTGATATTCAAGATGCTATTGATGACGGTGTAATTGTCATTTCATCTGCTGGAAATAGTAAATGGAATTGTGCTATTTCAAGTGATGTTGATTATAACAATACTTATCTTAACGGTAGCACTACAACATACCATTCACAAGGTTCATCACCAGGATCTGCTGATGGTGTTATCTGTGTTGGATCAATTGGTTCAAAAGTTGCTGAATATAAATCCGACTTTAGCAATTGGGGATCAAGAGTAGATATTTGGGCTCCTGGTAGTGATATCATTTCTTCTGTTTTTGATGTATCAAGTGCTACTAGTGAAGGTTACACTCCTATAGTTGCTGACTCAAGAGATTCTTCATACTATCTTGCTTCAATTAGTGGAACTAGTATGTCAGGTCCACAAGTTTGTGGTGTCATAGCATGTATTGCTCAAAATCAACCTAATATCACTACTCCTGAAGTTCTTCAATATTTAAAAGAAAATTCATTACCTGAAGTTGGGAGTTCTAGTGGATCTGAAAATATTGATTATGAGACTTTTGGTTCAAACAGTCATAATAGATACCTTTTTATAAAAAGGAAAAGACTAGAAAGTGGTTCTCTCCAACAAACTACATTTGGTAATAGAAATGCTGATGTATCTGGGGTAAAGTATCCCAGAACAAATAGATCATATACAAAGTAAATTTTCACATATAAATAAGAAAAAAGTCCTAATAAAATGGCTGCGATTATAACTGATCAACTTCGTATTTTGAATGCAAGGAACTTTGTGTCGGGCGTTCAATCTTCCACAAATTCTTATTATGCTTTTATTGGTTTACCTAATGCTACGGAATATCAGTCTAATTGGGATACTAATCCGCCATCTCCCAAAGATAGTCTTAATGACTCTAATGACTATTGGGATACAATGTTGGCTCTGAAGAAGATTAATGCTTCTGATGTTAGTCAAGTTGTTAGGAAAAATGTCTGGGCATCTGGTGTGACCTATGACATGTGGAGAAATGACATCAGTAGGGACAACCCATCCCTACCATCAGGTGCTTTTGATATATATTCGGCAAACTACTATGTAATGAACTCTGACTATAGAGTTTATGTATGTCTTTATAACAATGCAAGTGTTGAAAATAAC